GCAAATTATTCAGGCAATTATTCCAGAGGATTCTCAGGAAATTATGGCGGAACTTTTTCTGGTGCAACAATACAGGCATCTAAAGAAACAGTCTCAACTGTTAAATTGTGGTTAAGGACAGCATAAAAAAATGGTCTTGAGAAATAAATCTTCGGCGACGCCAGTTTCTGCAGCAAACTGGCAGGGTCTACAGCAGATGTCTGTGGATGAAGTGAAGAACTATATTGCACAAACGTTGACTGTTTCCTTTGGCGCAAACTCAGATGGTACTGGTACTGCCGAAATTAACATTACCACAAACGGCAGCGGGTCTGGCACTACCATCGGAACATTTGCTGACACGGATAGAACAGAAGCAACAGGCACACACCCTGCAACTGGTGCTGTCAACACTGTCACATACACTGTTAAACAGGTTACTGCTGCCGCAACTGAAAGCATTACTAATCGTCCATTAAAATATGACGACGGCATCAAAGAACTAACAGATGCGCAGATTGATAGTGAGATTCTGGATTATGCTATTAATGCGATGGTATCCGAAACAACTTACACTGCTGGGCAGTATAGACTACAACCTACTGCGCCATCAGGCGGTACATGGGTTTCGCGTTATACATTAACAGACGTTGCCAATGGTGGTAATACTACTACGTATCTATGGCAGAAAACTGCTGCGACTACTCTTTCAGACTCCAATCTAAAACCGCTGAAACTTATTGATACCAAAGATGTCAAAGAAATGTCATCTTCGGAAATCCTACAGATGCTTCCAAATTTCAGAAACAGAATTGTTGATAGTGGCGTAGGATTGTATAAGGTCCAATCATCTGCTCCTGTTTCTGGTGGAACATGGGTCGAATTGGGTGATCAGTTTGCAGATACTCGCGAACAAGTATCGCCCCAAAACTATGTTGGTAACTTTGCTGGTAACTATGTAGGCAACTTCTCGGGGTCGAGAAACTTTTCTGCTAACTATGCTGGCACATATTCTGGTTCATTCGCAAACACTTTCAGCGGCGGATATGTAGGTCCAGCAAACTATGCGGGAACATATGCAGGAAGTTTTGCAAATAACTTTAGTGGTGGATACGTTGGTCCACAGAACTATTCTGGAAATTATGCAGGCAACTTCTCTGGAAATTACGCAGGTGGATATGTTGGAACTGCTGGGTATTCTGGCAACTATACCAGAAACTTTAGCGGAACATACACTGGATTTTTCTCTGGATCTAGAACCTATTCTGGTAACTATGCTGCAAACTTTAGTGGCAACTACCTAGGAACTTATTCTGGTTCCAGAACCTATTCCGGTAATTATCTTGGCAGTTTCAGCGGCAACTATCTAGGAACATATGCTGGTTCGAGAAACTATGCTGGCAACTATCTGGGCAACTTCTCGGGTAACTATCTAGGATATTACGCTGGTTCGAGAAACTATGCTGGCAACTACCAAGGTAACTACCTCGGAACTTACGCGAGCAACTTCTCGGGTAACTATCTCGGCAGTTTCAGCGGTAACTACGCAGGAACTTACGCGAGCAACTTCACTGGTAACTACCTCGGCAGTTTCAGCGGCAACTATCTAGGATATTACGTTCCATTCTTTGGTGGGTTCGCTGGACCAGCATACGCTGGCAACTATCTCGGAACTTATAACAGAAACTTCAGTGGAACATACCTAGGAAACTTCACTGGCAACTATCTCGGAACATATTCCAGAAACTTCAGTGGAACATACCTAGGAAACTTCAGCGGTAACTATCTCGGAACTTACAGTGGTTCTAGAAATTTTGCTGCTAGTTATGCAGGTAACTACCTAGGAACATATTCGAGAAACTTCTCTGGTTCTAGAAACTATGCTGGTAACTACGCAGGAAACTATCTTGGAACATATTCGCAGAACTTCTCTGGTTCTAGAAACTATGCTGGTAACTACCAAGGTAACTACCTCGGAACGTATACTGGATACTTCTCTGGTTCGAGAAACTATGCAGCAAACTATGCTGGAAATTTCACAGGTAACTATCTAGGATACTTCACAGGAAACTATGTTGGACCTGCAACATATACTGGATTCTACTCAGGAACATATACTGGTTACTTCTCTGGTAATTATGCAGGTACTGCAACATATACTGGCACTTATACTGGGTATTTTACAGGTAACTACACAGGTTTCTATGTAGGAACTGCAACATACACAGGTAACTATACTGGATACTTCACAGGTAACTACACTGGTTATTACGCTGGTTCTAGAACCTATTCCGGCAACTATGCTGGCACTTTCAGTGGAACATACTCAAACACCTTCGTTGGTGCAACAGTGATTGCATCAAAAGAAACTGTGTCGACGATAAAACTTTGGGTTCGCACAGCATAAAAACCCTTGACTTTTGAGTTAAAATCGCGTATATATAATATTGAGAAAATATTTTTTAATGGAGATTTGAATGACTACCACACGCACTATTGAGAATCCTTACTGGGCGAACAAAGAAAAACAACATGTCATCGCAGAGTTCGTTTATCCTGATACGGGTAAACGAGCAACTGCGTCTATCATGAACGACGGAACTAATCGTGACTTTGATGAATTGATGAAAAAGTTTAGCGTCGAACAGATTGATGCGAATACTAAAAAGCGGTTTGATGATCGCAACCAACATATTAAGCATAACATTGAACGCCAGAAGGTTGATAAAACTCGCATGCAACAAGAGCAACTGTTCGCTGCTAAACTGGATTCGTTTGAAATCGACTTGATCAAGTCCTCGAAGAATCGCGAGTTGAAATCTAAGATTCGTAAAGCAAAGAACATTATGGAAGTTACTGCTTATACCGTTATCCTTCTGCAGTTAGAAGAAGCAAATACTGCTATTGTGAAAGAAGCAGTTGATGCAGAATAATGGGTTTCTTTATGTCGCATCAGTAAGAAAAGGTTACTATAGAGCAGCGAGAAATTCTGCTATGTCTCTGCGTGACTACTATCCTGACGCAAAAATAACATTCTTCACACATGAGGAATGGGTTCAACCAGATGATTATGAAATTTTTGATACTGTAATTACTGAGAACGTACCACGAGACAAGCGAGCAAAACTGTGGGCGCTTGATCAGACACCATATGATTTAACTGTTTACATGGATTGTGATACAGAAGTTGAACATGAAGACATATCTAAAATCTTTGATCAGATTCCCGAAGATGTAGATGTGCTATTCACTGCTAACAGACCGTATAACGCAAAAATCACCAAACTGTCAGAAACTGAAGAGATGACTGAGCATTGTGGTTTGTTCATTTACAGGAACAACGAACAAACATTAAAACTTATGCGTGCTTGGTATGATGAGTATTGGGAACAGAATAAACCAGGATGGGATCGCAAGCATTATCCCGAAGAAGCACTGCAGTGGGATACGTTTACGATGTGGAGATTGCTAAATCTATTTGACTTTGGCGTCAAAACTGGCAGATTTCCTGCCCCTGACGCTAGATGGAACTTTGTTTCCGGATACACAGAAGATGAATTACAGGGTCAACCAGTGGTAATTTATCACTACACCATTCCGCAATCATTTCTAAGTTAAACAGGACACGCATGCTACAATTTACAAATTCAGTTTCTAAAGAACTAAGTGACATTCTAGACCCATTTACTAAATGGTTTTTTGAGCAAAATGATCAACATCTTGTTCTTGGTCCACAAGAAATGCAGGAAAAGCGTCGAGGTGGATTGAATGTTGACACTGCTACTGACGAGAAATATCTAAAACACATCGTAGGTAAGGGTGAAAACCACGTTGGGTTTCCTGATGTTGCATGGTGTACTGACATGTCACAGGCGCATGGTCAACCATGGTTCCCTTCTGAATATGGCAGAAGGCAGCAAGAAACCAATAAAGAATTGATCAGTTATCTTGGTGCGAGAAACAATGCGGTGTTTACTTACTATCCTGAAAATGGTTTCATGGGATGGCATACTAACTGGAATGCATCAGGATATAATATTCTAATTACATATAATTCTGAAGAAAATGGTGGATACTTCCGCTACCTAGATCCAGTAACGAAAGAAATTGTTACTATGATTGATCCAAAAGGATGGTCATGTAAGGTTGGTCATTTCGGCGATCGTAGCGATCCGAATAAAATTGTGTATCACTGTTGTGGTAACTCTGCTAAGAGATTGACTTTAGGATATGTTGTACCGCATCTTGAAATTTGGCGGTCGATGATTGAAGATATTAGTGGTGAGGATGCTTCTCATTTTGCATGATCATGCTATTTCTTCCCTATGACCATAAATCTGTCGAAGTTTATCTTACCATCCCAAGACCAATATGACTGTTCGATCTGTCCCTGATATTCAACTGATGTTATTCCGACATTCTCGATGTGCTCTTCTAATGTAGGTACGCAGTTTATTCCATACATCTCTCTAAAAACATTTGACGACTGGCAAGCGAAGATACAATCTGGATTTGCGGTCGTCATTTTCTTTAACGGATACATGGTTTCGCAACAGATAGAAATAACCACATCGGTTTCTAGTGCATTGATGTCATGATACGCAAAAGGAATATCCCAATTGATATGATTTAATTCAACACCTTGCTTAGAATAATACTGGTTAAAGACCATGGAAAGTTCTAATGCATCTTTATCGATATCAATTAAATTAATCTTCTTGATATTTAGATTTTCGCAGAGTAAAGGAACAAGAGGAAATCCTAACCAAGAATTTAGAATTGTAATGTCTAACTGCTTTGGCCCTCGAGTAAGTCTCTGTAGATTTTCTACCAACCAAATAGCAGCATCCATAGTATTTGGATTCATGGATTTTCTAAAATCCTCGTGCTTCCACGGCATCTCGTGATTAATTTTATCTAAACCTTCGCCCCAGTAGCGATAGTTGTTCAAGTAATTATAATTTAACATCTTGTGGTCTTTCCATTGAATCATATAAACAAATGAGTGGTTCTTCTCGTAGGACTTGCTCCCTGACATCGGTTGGCCAAATGTATCCGTAGTTGTAACTGTATACCCAACCATCAGGGAAATGATTGATTTTTAGTAGACGATCTCTCTGATGACCAAAAAGATTATCAAGACCTCGATAGTAATAAAACATCTGGTCGGGATAATCTGTAACGAACTTAGTAATCTTATCGATATCTAATCTGTCGTTCCATCTCAACACACTAGAATTCAGATCCGTATATTTGTATGGAATCTCTTTCGTATCCTCTTTCATTTTATTCATATTGTGCCAGTGAGTACGAACAAAAGTTAAACCATCTTCTGGATCATGGTCTACAATACAATCAATATTATGTTGAATGCCAATATCTAAATCGAGAAATAGTTTTTCGCCCTGCTGTCGAACTACTCGTCTATCAAACAAGTATAGTTTATTCCACCATTTTTCATAGTAGTTATCAGCAGGAAGAGGAATTACATTAACTTCTGGGTGCAAACCAACGGAATGCTCAGTCAAACAGTAAAAATTGAAATCAGTTGTTATGTGTTTTTTGCATTGTTCGAGAATGAGATTAACATGTTCGGAACCATATTTGAATCCCCACTTCACTGTGTAAATATTAATCATCAAACATTCCAATGTGCCAATAAGTCAGGATCGACTAGTGATTCCTGCTTCACCTTGCCTCTGCTATTGTCCTGAAACGGGAGCAGGTCCACGTTAAATACGCAGAGGATACAATCCTTTCTATATATGCCTACTTCTAAATCCCCTTCGTGCCAGTTCCGACCACGATTGTATGAATAAGCAAATGTGCTTGGGAAGTGTCTCCAGAATGGAGTGTCACTAAAGTCTCCCCATCTCCAACTGTGATAGTTGTCTGTTCCATCTGTGAATGTAAACCAAATGCGCTCTTGGTGCTCTAGAACATCTTGCCAGATGCACTCTGTCTGATCATCTGACCACACCATACAACTACCATTGGTATACGCACCATGTGCCAACTTAAAGTTACGAGACTTCATGGGTCTTGGATCTTGCCACCACGAACGCAACTTAGTAGGATTTTCTAGGTCATAAGTGATGATTGGCGACAAATCATTTTGGATAATAACATCAAGGTCGAAAAAGACAAATCTTCCAGTGGGTTTATCGTCTGCGAAGTTGTGTGTATTGAAGATGAACGTCTTTGGTCTGTCCCAACAACGTGCCATGCCGTATTTGAAATCCTCAGATCCGAACCAGTATTTGGGGTGGATGTCGGGAATGTCTGGGAAGTCGATGACTTTAATCTCATTATCAAAACCTTCACTGTTGTCTGTATAGCAATAGAAGTGGAACTCAAAATTATCAGGGGTGTGCTTCTTTGCCATCCGATAAAGTCGATTGACAAACTCGGCATCATATTTTGTTCCCCATTTACAGCAAACGTAATTTACTCTCATTTCCACAATCCAATAATATTTTCGTCATGACAGTCAGACAGTTCTTGTTGTTCTTTTGCTGATGGATGTGGTACGTTGTCTGTATTGAACAAGCAAATCTTAGCATCTGAACGAAACTTAAATCGTTCTACGTCTTCTGGATGATGTTTACCACGGTTCCAAGAATAGACCCATCCACCAGGAATATCCTTCCAGAAATCTCTTTGTCTCCAGTAATGATAGTTGTCACTTCCCTTGAAGAAAGTTTTAAATATCGATTCCGAATTCTCGATAGCATCTTTGTAAATATGCTCGCATGCTTTACCAGGCCAAGTCATCATGCTAGAGTTATAGAATGTTCCTCGAATATCAATAAACAGTCTGTCGTGTTTCTGTGATTGTGGTTGCCAACGAGTGTGAATAATTCTTGGTTTCTGCGCAAGTTGTTCTATGTCTGTTATTTCTTCTTGGATTACTATATCAAGATCAAAGTAGCACCAGTTACCCTCATATCCCAACCAATTGTGCGAATTAAATACCAAGAACTTTGCACGGTCAAAGCAGAAAGTTTCTTTTTCAAACCAATGCTTCGGGTGTAAAATACCATCGTCTGGTATTGGTGCAGTGTCACATTCTATTCCTTCTACATCATCAGTATAACATGTAAAGGTATATGATGCAGGATTTCGTGCATAATTCTTCTTTACCATGTTGTAAAGATTATTCACATATTTCGCAGGATACTTGTCACCCCACTTGATGCATACGAAATTCATCATATTTTTTATCTGCTCCTGGGAATTGATCCAATCCGTTTAGTAATGCTATGGTATATCTTGGGCGATACACGAAGGAATCATTGTCATCATCTACACCATAATAATCTGCGCCATATACAAATGAGTATAACTCGCCTCGCGGGAAACGATTAAACCGAAAATCTTCATGCCATAAAAACCTATCATCACCAAAGTATTTAACCATGTAGTAATCAGCGTTGTTCTCAAAGTGTTCCCAAATATGTTGGACAGTTCCTTCTTTCCACAACACAACACTCGAGTTGTAATTACTCAAGTAACGCATACCATGAGTTCCGCCATCATAATCTGGCCACTCTTTATTCTTCCAGTAAGTATACGCTATTGTTGGATAAATGTCAAGGTAATTCCACAGAT